ATTATTAAACGAGGGGCAGAAATCCTCTCAAAAAGCCATAAGGAGCAAATAAATGGGTAAGATCGCAGAACTACTCGAGAAGAAAGCTCTTCAGACAATATCTGAAGAAGAGCAAAAAGAACTTGATTCGCTACTAGCGGAAGCTAAGTTAGCAGATTCAAGTAAAGCTAAAGAAGCTGAAGGCGACGACGCTGAAGCTGAAGTAGAAAAGTTAGCACAAAAGTTTGCTGATTCAGTAAGCTCAAGTGTTGATAGCAAGTTTGAAAAACTAATGGATGCTATGAAAGCAAAAGACACTACTGCTGTTGAAGTTACAGAAGGCAGTAAGGGCTTTATCGTAGATAAGAAACTAGGTCGCAAGAGTGTTGAAGAACTAAGTGAAATCAAAGTTGCTATGCCAGAGCGTAAAGCACTTGGTAAGAGCGTAACAGAAGTTAGCATGAAAACTGTTCACTTCATCAACGCTTTTCTTACTAAGAACGTTGAAAAACTTCAACTTCTTTCAGAAGGTACAGCAGCCGATGGTGGTTACTTAGTACCTGAAGAGTTCGCTAACATGATTGTTGAAGATGTACGAGATATCAACATTATGCGTCAAATCGCTGCCCCAGCTATGACCATTTCAGGTGATACTCTACACATTCCTAACCTACAAGGCCGACCTAAAGCTGCATGGCGCTCAGAAAAAGCTGTTAAAGCTACTTCTACAGCAACATTCGCTGAAACTGTCCTTACACCTTACAGCCTTGCTGTAATCGTAGGTATGTCTAACGAATTAGCTTCAGACGCAAGTCTTGGTGTAAACGGTTCTATCGTTAATTACATCGCTGGTTTGATGGCTACTTCACTAGCTGAAGAAGAAGAAAAAGCTTTCTGGACTGGTAACGGATCAGGCAAGCCAACTGGTATTACTAACTACTCACTACGAACTGTTGCTGCTGGCGCAGGTGCTACAGATGCACAGAAAGCTGACGCAATCGTATCTGCTTTCCAACGAACCCCACAAGGTTATAGAAACCGTGGTGTATGGGTAGGTAACTCCAGCACTTGGGAAGAAGTTGCACGACTTAAAGATTCACAAGGTAACTACCTCTTGACTCGTCTTGCAGATTCACCAACTCAAAGCCTACGAGGTCGCCCTGTTTACGAACAGAACAACCTTGCCGGTGGAACATTATTGTTCGGTGACTTCAGCTACTACCAGATTGTTGACCGTGAAGGTGTATCAGTCCGAGTATCTGACGAAGCTACAGTTGCTGGTTCAAGCGCATTCGAGAAGAACCTTACCTACGTTCGTGTTGAAAAACGAACTGATGGTGAGTTACTACTTCCTGCTGCTGTTACCGCAGTCACAGGAATGGGTACAATCTAAAGCTTGTAGATTGACGGTCAGCCCTCTAGGGGGCTTTCCGTTAGGAGATAAGCCATGAGAATTAAGATAACAAAAGACTACAAAGAATACAGATCAGGTGAAATTGTAGACGTTAGCCGTAATGTAGCTTTTGGTTTAATTGATAGAGGCTTGGCTAAGGTAACTAAAGATATGACTAGTAGGGATATAAAGCATGGCTGAATTACTTGACTACGCACTTTGTACTTTAGCTGATGTAAAAGAGTCTCTTGATATACCGAGTTCGGATACTTCTAAAGACAACCTAATTACTCGTAAGATCAACCAAGCTACTCTAATGATAGAGAATTATTGCGGTAGACGTTTTAAGTTGACCACTTACACTAACGAAGAGTACGATGCGACTGGAACTGATCAGCTTATTTTAAGACAACGCCCTGTCGATACAGCTTATACGTTTTCTTTTGGCTACAGAGATACTACTCTGAACGACGATGACTGGAGTACTTCAGACACTAACCTGTATTTTGTAGATGCTAACTCTGGTGTAATGGATCTTAATTTTATTTCTTTCGGTCACTGGAATAGGTTTAGAGTAAGTTATAGAGCTGGTTACAGTACAATACCTGCCGATATTGCCGAAGCTTGCGCTACATTATCAGCCTACTTAACTGATTCAGGTACTTCAGGTACGAATGTAAAGAAAAAGCAAGAAGGCGGTCGCTCTATTGAATACTTTGACCCTAAAGCTGGTTCAACAAGCACAGCTGACATATTCGATATGCTTAACTTAACTGGAACGCTTAACGCTTACTCAAACAACCCAATATTGCCGGATAAGTAGGTCACAATGACTATTTACTTTAAAAGCCATCAAATAACTATCTACAGACGACGCAGGAAAGGCTCTAGCGACCGTTATGGCTATAGTGCGACATTCACCGCATATAACGTAGACATTCAACCTGCAAGCGCTGAGAGGGTCGAGGAAGTACAGGGCAGATTTGGTGCAATCTTTACTGCTTACGTTGATATAGACGTAGATATCAAAGCTGGCGATCAAGTTAAAGTAACTGATTTGAATAAAACTTACGGAGTTAAGGGTGTGCAGATATGGCAAGGGGCAGGATTATTAGATCATAAGGAACTTGTGTTGGAGTCCTTAGATGCCTAGCGTAGATATCAAGATTAAAAACCTACCTCAGATTAAAGCGGCGTTTGGCAAAGCACCTTTTTTAATGAGCAAAGAACTTAACCTAGCTATTCGCAAAAGCATTTTTACTATTCAAAGGTCTTCTATGATTAAAACCCCTGTCGATACAGGTCGGCTAAGAGCATCAACTCGAAGTTTATTTGATAACTTAAAGGGTGAGGTTGGAACTCACACAAATTACGACATTTATATACACGATGGAACACGCTATATAAAGGCTAGGCCTTACTTGTCAGATGCTGTAAATGAAGAGAACGATACGGTCAACCGCTACTTTACACAAGCTGTAGATAATGTATTATCAGCTATAGGGCGTGCAATATGAGTCAATCTACTGAACTAAAAACCATACTAAAAAATAAGATCGGCGCTCTGACATCTGTACAAGAGGTGTACGGTCACGAAGAACTAAACCCGAAAGGCTTTCCTGCTGTTATGGTCACAGCTCAAGACTTGCAAGGCGAGTTTTCTTCTAACTCTGAAAATAGCCGGGTGTATAGCTATAGATGTTTTATACTCTTCCCAATATCCCAAGACTATCCAGTAGACACAAATATGAACCGTATGGAGTACGCTGAACAGGTTATAGCCACAGTTATTGACGAAATTACAAACAACATGGATACTGATTTTGAGCTTACTGGCTCTTCGGCGCTCTACATGGAAGCTGCCGATAACATCTGGTCATATACCAAATATGAAGGTGGAGAAGCTAGATCAGCAGAAATAACTTTAAGAATTTACACTGAAAGAACAGTAGTATAGGAGAATAAGATGACAAAGTTTGTCGGCAGAAGAGGAACACTAGGTATCGGGTTAGAAGCTACTCGTGGTACGCCTGTAGCACCTACTTACTGGTTGCCGTTTGTAACTATGTCTTTCTTCGATAAGACTACTACCCAAGCCGAAGAACAGGGTATGGGTAAAGTAGCCGATCAAGATTCAGTTTACGTTACTATGAAAATGGCAGAGGGTGATGTTGAATCTCAGATCTACGACAACGCTTTAGGTTTTATTCTTTCCTCAATACTAGGTGCTGTACCAGTTACAACAGGTGGTAATCCTTATACTCATACATTTACTCTTTCAAATACTAACCAGCAAAAATCACTGTCACTTTACTGGCAAGACCCTATCTATTCACTGATGTTCCCACTTGCTGTCGTTGAACAACTTAGCTTAACTGTAGAACCAAGCGGAATTGTTGCTTGGACTGTAACTTTCAAAGCAAAAGCATCTAAAGATTGGGCTACACTAACTCCAGACTTCACCTCACTAGGCTCTAAGTTCCTACATCAACACCTTGTAACTAAATTAGCAGCTAACGTTGCTGGGCTTGGCGCTGCCACAGGTATTTCGTTAAAGAACCTTGAACTAAACATTAACCGCAATACTATATTCGATGAAGTAATCGGTACAGTTGAGCCAGAAGATGTGCTTGGCCAGCAATTATCTGTTGATGGAAGCTTAACACTTAACTTAGAAGATGATACCTATAGAGGTTACATGCTAAACGCTACTTACCGATCTATGGAGATCAACCTACTTCGATCATCTAGCTCTAGCCTAGACCTTGTATTTCCAAGAGTATCTTTCACTGAATGGGAGCCTGACTTTACTTTAAACGAGATTGCTAAACAGACTATAAACTTCAAAGCAAATTATGACAGTGCGAACGCACTAGACATTATTTCAACCGCAGTTCTTATAAACACAAAATCTACCTATTAGTTGTACAGTCTGATATAATGACAGTATGCCTAAAAACTTCAAACATGGCTTAAAAGGCACTCCCGAATACAACACTTGGTGCGCCATGAAACAACGCTGTAATTATCCTAAAAACAATAGGTACAATCGTTATGGAGGTCGTGGAATAAAAGTTTGCTACGACTGGAATAACAGCTTTCTAGCGTTTTTAAAAGACATGGGCAGTAAACCTACACCTAAACACAGCCTCGACCGAATAGATAATAACGGAAACTACGAACCGTCTAACTGTAGATGGGCTACCGTGAAAGAACAGACACTTAACCGCCCTGACGTTAACAAAATCGAGTATGATGGCAGGGTACTTACAATAAAAGAGTGGTCAAAACAGTTGAACATAAGTTATAATACGCTTAGAATGCGTTTATTAGCATATCACTGGCCTATAGATAAGGCACTTAAATCACAGGTTAGGGGCTGGTCGCCCCATAACCCTAAAGTAAAGGAGTAAGCATGGCGTTAGTCATAAAGAAAACGGTCAACCTCGACTCGTTGGGTGAGGAGTATTCGGGTATAGTTTTAGAATTTAAGTCTATACCGGCAAGCGATGTAGCAAAGTTCAGTAAGGAAGTACCATCAGAAGATGATTTAGATGGTACAGTTACGTTCTTTTTGCAAGTATTAAAAAGCAATTTTGTATCTGGCAAACAAGGTAACGAAAGTGTAAATGCAGACGATCTTAGCTTGTTAGACATTGAGGCTTTGATGTTTGTCTTTAAGATTTTGACAGGTCAGGACATTGACCCAAAATCAGGGAACGAATTGACCAGCTCATCTACAACGGAGTCGGCGGAAGCGTAGAGGTCGAGGAGTTCTATTACCGGAAATTATTTGGATTATCTGCCGAAGAGTTTGCTAATGAGCCAGCTGACAAGTTATTTACAAATCTCTACATCTTTAGTCAAATAGAAAAGAAGAAGGAACTAGAGACTAAACATGGCCAATCAAGCTAACATCAAAGCAGTTATAACAGCAGAGGACAGATCTGGCGCAGTAATGCAAGGGTTCACTAATAAGGTCAGTGGATTTAGTAAGACTGCCATAGGGATAGCTAAAAAAGCTTCTGTTGCTTTTGCGGCAGCTACAGTTGCAGCTACAGGTTTTGCAGTTAAAAGCGCTGCTGACTTTGAACAGACTAGAATTGGTTTAGAAAACATGCTTGGGTCTGCTGATAAAGCTAGAATATTGCTAGGCAAGGTATCCAAGTTTGCAGCAGAAACACCGTTTGAGTTTCCAGAGTTAGCACAAGCTACTAAACAGTTAGTTGCTTTTGGCTTTAGTGCTGAAGATGCTTTTAAAACCATGACTCAACTAGGCGATGTTTCGGCGGCAATTGGTACACCAATAAACGACCTGGCGTATTTAATGGGTACTCTAAGAACTCAAGGTCGTGCATTCACAATAGATATCCGACAATTTGCACAAAGAGGTGTACCAATTTACGAATATCTTGCCAAAGTACTAAAAACAAATACCAAAGAAATAACTTTAAGAATTTACACTGAAAGAACAGTAGTATAGGAGAATAAGATGACAAAGTTTGTCGGCAGAAGAGGAACACTAGGTATCGGGTTAGAAGCTACTCGTGGTACGCCTGTA